GCCCCTGCACACCATCACGGCAAAGGACCGCGAGGGGGTGGTGGCTGCTAGCCTCTCCAAGTTCTACGGTGGCGTGGTGGGGGCAGAGATGTCCCAACCGCTCCCCACTGTGACCTCCATCGACCATAATGCCGTCCAGATGGCCCACATGGTCAAGCTGAAGGGCACGAACCTGGGCGGCCCTGTATCTGAGCCGGTGCAGACCATCACTGCCGGGGGTGGGCATTTCGGCGTGGTTTCTACGGTGGTGGCCCCTGTATCCCCTGGGGCTGACCTGAAGAACTGGCCCAAAATCCGGGAGCTGCTGAATACATATTGCGGATATGACCTGAAGGAGAACGAGGTCATCCTGTTTCAGATCGCCGGCAGCTTGTATTACCTGGCTGACATTGGCCTCCGTATGCTGACCCCCAGGGAGCTCTACCGGGCAAACGGTTTCCCTGATGACTACATCATCGACCGGGACTATACCGGGAAGGAGTACGGGAAGGCCAAGCAGGTGGCGAGGTGCGGGAACGCCGTGCCCCCTCCCTTTGCCACGGCCCTGGTCAGGGCCAATCTCCCTGAATGGTGCGGTCAGACCATCACGACGATGGCAGAACTTGAAAAGGCGGTGGCGGTATGAAAGACCTATGGAGATTTTACGATGGACAGGTCAGCGGCGTGGTTATCGCTTTGACCGAGGAGGAGGCCAAGGAGAGGGCCGGCACCTATCTGCGGACCCACTTCACCGATGTTGACCTGGGCGGAGAGCTGAAGGTCTGGCCCTTCGTGATGGATGACGATTACGACATGGACGCTCCCTGGGCCCTGGCCGTGTCCTACTGAAGGGAGGGCCCCGCATGGCAAAGCAAAGCGGATACCTGAAGCGCCGAAAGGCCAGGGACGGTGTTATGGAGCAGGCCTACAAGCAGACCTATCAGCAGTACATGACGGATATGTTCATAATCGCCTTGAATGACCCCGCCGTGATGGGGAAAGACGTGCTGGGGTACAAACGCCTCATGCGGGTGCTGCTGGCGGTAGAGGCCAACTACGACCGCTTCTTTGACGCCCTGACCAAGAACGCCGAGGCCGACTACGCCAGGGTGAAGATGGACGCCATCATGCAGAATATCTGCCCGCCGGAGAAGTTTATCCCCTTCGAGAAGCGGTATGAATGGCTGCCGGAGATAACCTACGAGACAAGGAAGTGAGCGCATGACCAAGACAGAGAAAGCCCTTCTCCTCCGCCGCCAGAACCAGCTCAACCGGCACCGGGGAGCCCAGTTTGAGGACCTGATAAGGGCGGCCTGTGACTACTACCGGGGCCGGGGTGTGGCCGATATTGAAAAGACCCCGGAGGAGATGAAGCCCATCAAGAATATGGGGAAAGGGCACTTTGTCGCGGTCTATGTAAAGAAGGCCCAGGCGGACTTCAAGGGCTTCCTCCGGGGCGGCCTGGCCGTCAATTTCGAGGCCAAGCACACCGACACCCCCAGGATGGAGCAGGACCGGGTGACCCCTGAACAGGCTGACCGCCTGGAGAGGGCCTTCAGGTATGGAGCCGCCGCCTTCGTGGTCTGCTCCTTCTCTGGGCGGGACTTCTTCCGGGTCCCCTGGGAAGTCTGGCGAAGCATGAAAGCCCGGTATGGGCACAAATACATAACCATCCAGGAGGCAGAACCCTTTCGGATCACCTTCGGGGGGCCCGGGGTCCTGCTGTTCCTGGAAGGACTGGAGGAGAGAAAATGCTGATAGTATCCCAGAACAAGAACACAATCCTCAATGTGGAGCACATTGTCCGTATCTTTAATGCTGGGGCGGAGGTGGTGTCTGTTGACACCAATGGAACCAAGACCTCGATTGGGGAGTATGCCAATGCGGAACGGGCAATGGAAGTTATCCATGAAATTGCGGTAGAGAATGCGAAGTACTTCAAATGCGAGGGTGGTCCTATCTATTCCCGGCCTGGTGGCTATGTTCAGCCGATACTGTTTGAACCGCCCAAGACATTTGAAATGCCAGAAAAATGAGGAGGAAAAGGGAACATGAAGTTCAGAGAGAAGAAGCCAGAAAAACTGAGTGACCTGGAGCTCATCCGGGAGCTTGATAGGATGATAGCCTCGGCTGAGGCACAGGCCAGTCCCAACCCTGCTGCTGCCGCCATCCTGGAAAGCCTGCACCCTGCCATGAAAGCGGCTATGCCGGAGACCGTGAAGAAGGCCAAGCAGAACCTTATGGCCCTGAAGCAGGCCAAGGAGCGGTTGATGGACCTCATGGAGGAGGTGGCGAAGAAGTGAGCGCACGTCGGGAAAAGCGCCTCCGGGCCCTGGAGCGCCGGGTGTCGGAACTGGAGGGCATTGCCTATATGGGGCTCGTTCCAGCGCGCCCCCTGGAGGAAAGAGAGCGGGCCGAGGTCATGGACGCTCTGTGGGCACGTCTCCCGGAGCCTGGCCCTGCCCCTGCCTTTAGTGTGGAGACCGCCCACCGGGGCCTCTGGCAACGGCTGGTGGATATTTTCAGAAAGGACGATTGACCATGAAACAGTACATCGGAACCAAGCTCATTGAGGCTGAGCCCGCATACCGTGTGCGGAACCCTGGGGGCGACTACCAAATCACCACTGATGCGCGGGAGGCCTTCACCAATTTTGCTGAGGTGGAGGACGGGTACAGGGTCCGCTACCCTGACGGATACGAGAGCTGGAGCCCCCTGGAGGCCTTCCAGGAGGCGTACCGCCCCACTGAGCACATGAACTTCGGCCTTGCAATCGAGGCTGCCCGGAAGGGCAAACGCATTGCCCGCAAGGGGTGGAACGGAAAGGGCCAGTATGTGGAGCTGGCGTCCGCAATCTCCTATACCTCCCCCGGCGGGGAAACCGTCAATGCCAACCATGAGGCTATCGGGAACCACGCTTTTGCCTTTGTCGGGACCTCTGGCGTCCAGATGGGGTGGCTGGCCTCCCAAGCTGATATGCTGGCGGATGACTGGACCATCGTAGAATGAGCTGCCAAAACTGCCTCTGTCTCACCTGTGCCAATAATGGGGAGAGCCTGAACACCAGGCCCGGCGAGGCCTCTTTCCCTTGCTATTACTGCGACGCTTGTATCATGTTCATAGGGTCTATTCCCGGAGCTGTCCATACGAAGCGCCTGAACTGTGAGCACTACAAGATGTCTGAGCACTCGAAGGAGGCCAAGGACAAAGCTGATGACCGTAAGGCCAGGAAGTTCCGGGCCTCCTTCAGGGTCATCGTGGGTGGAGCTGGAAAGGCCCCGGAGGAATAAAAAAAGCCGCCCCCTCCGAGGAGGGAACGACCTGTGGCAAGGAAACTATACCACGAAGGGGGCACATAGTCAATGGGGAGCCGAAAGACCGTTGAACAGAATAGCGTGGAGGAAATCATCCGGCGGGCCGTTGAAGCTGGCCGCCAGTCTGCTGAGAGGTCCGCAAAGGACGCCTTCAAAGCCACCGAGCGCCGTCTGTACGGCCTCCCCACGCTGGAGCTGAAATACAGGGATGACCTGGAGAAGCTGGCCGAGCTGAAGGCCTACGGGCCCAGGGAGCGCGATAAGAGCATTACCCGCTTCTTCAAGACGGGGGTGCGCCTGACCAAGGAGGAGATATTCGAGGCCCAGGTCATTGACCTGGAAGCCAAGATTGCCTCCGATAAGTATGAAATCGACGCACTCCACGGGGCCCTGCGGACCGTCCAGGAGGATGAGTATTACCCCGTTATCCCTGGCCGCTATTTCAAAAATCTGCCCGACGATGCCGTGGCCGATGGGCTGCACTGTGATACCTCCACCGTATGGCGGAACCGCAAGCGGCTGGTGCAGCGTATGGCTGTTTGGCTTTACGGGGCTGAGGCTGTTCGATAGGCCTCCTCGGTGCCCCTTCCGTGCAATTTATCGGTGCAAAAAAGATGCAATAGACTGGTGCAATTTACTGTGATATAATCTCAGACAATAGAGAAATAGCACACAGCGGCAGAAAGGCCTTCGGGCTTTCTGCCGCTGTTGCTATTTCTGAGCCCGGAAAAGGAGGTATAGCCGTGGACATCGTATGGAAAAGGCTGGACGAGATTACCCCATACGAAAATAACCCCAGGGACAACGACCAGGCCGTGGACGCTGTGGCCTCCTCCATCAAGGAGTTTGGCTTCAAGGTCCCAATCGTGATAGATGCCCAGGGGGTCATCGTAGCCGGTCACACCAGACACAAGGCTGCCAAAAAGCTGGGCCTGGAGAAGGTCCCTTGCATCGTGGCCGATGACCTGAGCGACGAGCAGATCAGAGCTTTCCGGCTGGCTGATAATAAGACGGCGGAGCTGGCAGACTGGAACGAGGACCTTCTGGCCCAGGAGCTGGCCGAGATTGAAGACATCGACATGACCCTATTCGGTTTCGGGGATGAGGAGAGCGACCTTGCCGACGAGCTGGAGGATAACCCCTACACCATGGCCACGAACGTCCCCCAGTATGAGCCCACCGGGGCGAAGCCCTCCCTCTCCCAGCTCTATGACGCCGATAAGACCGATGACCTCATAGCCGAGATTGAGGCCTCCGGCCTGAGCAAGGAGGAGAAGGGCTTCCTGCTGCGGGCCGCCGGCCGGCACACGGTTTTCAACTATGGCCTGATAGCTGAGTATTACGCCCACGCATCCCCGGAGATGCAGGAACTCATGGAGAAGTCGGCCTTGGTCATCATCGACGTGGACAATGCCATTGCCAATGGCTATGCCACCCTCATGGGTGAGGTCCTGGACGCTATGGGGGAGGCTGGGGACGATGCGTGATGACTTTGCCGTGCTCATCCTGACCCATGGGAGAGCCGATAACGTGGTCACCATGAAAACCCTTCAGCGGCAGGGGTATTCCGGGAAGTGGTACATGGTCGTTGATGACGAGGACGATATGGCCGATGACTACCGCCGGAACTTCGGAGAGGAGCACATCGTCACGTTCTGCAAGCAGGAAGCCGTGGACCGAGCGGACACCATGGACAATCTGGATGAGCACCGGGCCATCCTGTATGCCCGCAATGAGAGCTTCCGTATCGCGCGGGACCTGGGCCTGAAATACTTCCTCATGTTGGATGACGATTACAGCGACTTCCTGTTTCGTTTCCCTGAAGGGAAGAAGCTGGCCTCCAAGACCCCCAGGGGAAAGACCCTGGAGAGGATTTTCGAGGCCATGCTGGGCTTCCTGGACGCTTCCGGGGCCGCAACCGTGGCCTTTGCCCAGGGCGGTGACTTTATCGGAGGTCTGAGGGGCGGGAACTTCAAGAAGCGCCTCCTCCGTAAGGCCATGAACAGCTTCTTTTGCAGAGTGGACCGCCCCATCCAGTTCCGGGGGACCATGAACGAGGACGTGACCACCTACACCACCTTGGGGAGCCGCGGGGAGCTGTTCTTCACCTTCGTTGATGTCCATATCATCCAAATCCCCACACAATCCCTGGGCGGCGGCATGACGGCTGCCTACCGGGAGAGCGGGACATACCTGAAAACCTTCTATTCAGTCATGTCCATGCCGTCCTGTATCAAGGTCGGGATGATGTATAGCAAGAACAGCCGGATACACCACCGCATCGACTGGGAGTGCTGCGTCCCCAAGATACTGAACGAGAAATACCGAAAGGAGAGATAGCTTCATGCAGGGCATAGCTGGCGATAAGATGCTGGCCCATATTGGAAGGGTGGCCGGAGATCACCGGCCCATTACTGCCGACATCTTCCTGACGAACTACTGCAACAACCGATGTCCCTACTGCACATACAGGCGGTGGGACCTGGAGGGCGGGGCCTATTCCATGACCCTGGACGAGTTCAAAACCTATGCCGAGCGGCTGAGGGCCCTCGGAGTGCAGGGCTTCATCCTCACTGGAGGAGGGGAGCCCACGGTTGCCCCTGACTTTCCCGCCATTGCTGGATGGCTGGAGAGCCAGGGGCTTCATTATGGCGTCAACACCAACTTCAATGAGCTGCACTTCATCAAGCCCGACTATCTGAAGGTCAGCCTGGATGGGTGGGACGAGGATAGCTACGAATGGCGCCGGGGGGTGAGGCGCTACGATACCGTCCGGGAGAATATCCAGCGTTATGCCTCCTGGAAGGAGGAGCACAGCCCCGGCACCTCCCTGGGGGTCCAGTGCGTGGTGGAGAGCGTGGGGGACGTTCTGAAGTTCTACCAGGCCAACCATGGGCTGAAGGTCGATTACATGGTATTCCGTCCCAAGGAAAGCACCGGGGGCAAGGCGTATTCTGGGGAAGCTGGGAAGGTCATCGCCTCCAGTATTATCCGGGCCGTGAATGAGCTGGCCGCTCAAGACCCTCGCGTGGTGCTCAACTTCAAGTGGCACCTGCTGGGGACGCAGGAAACCTCTTGCGTTGCTTCCTGGGCCCAAATCGCCCTGAATGAGCGAGGCGAGGTCATGTACTGCTGCCACAAGCCCTATCAGGTCATCGGCCATGTGCTTGATGAGGATATTCTGGAAAAGAAGGCCGCCGCCGTAACTGATATGCGGACCTGTGACATACCCTGCCGGATGACCGCTCCCAATGCTTTTGTAGCCCGGACTATGGCCGAGCGTAAAGATGTCTGCTTCATCTGAGCGGGCACCTGACCAAGGAACGAGAGGTGGTGAGAGTGGCCCATCAGAACAACGAGCAGAACCTTATCCCCTTCAATGAGCGAACCGAGGACGAACGGAGGGAACTGGCTTCCAAAGCTGGGAAGGCCTCTGGAGCTGCCCGCCGGAAGAAACGGACCATGAAGGCCACCGCCAAAATGCTGTTTGACCTCCCTATCACCTCCAAGGAGCTGAAGCAAAAACTGGCTCTGCTGGGCGTTGACACGGATGATGCCACATACCAAACCGCCGTCATGGTGGCTATGCTCAACCAGGCCATGAAGGGCAATGTCAAGGCTGCCGCCTTCTGCCGGGAGCTGCTGGGAGAGGACCCGTCCATCCAGCTCCGCCGGGATGAGCTGAAGCTGTCCCGGGAGAAGTTCCAGCATGAGAAGGCCATGGACGAGCGCACCGTGGCCGCAGACGAGCAGAAGGCGTCCCTGGCTGATGCTATCCAGGCAGCCTACCAAATGCGGCTCAAACGTGAGCAGACGGGCGGTGACGATGAATGATAGACCCGGAGGCAATCCTGTACTATGCGGACAACCCTGTGGACTTTGTGGAGGACATCATCCGGGCAAAGCCTGACCCCAACCAGCGGGACATACTCAACTCCATTGCCAAGTATCCTATGACCTCTGTTCGGTCCGGCCACGGCATCGGCAAGTCTGCTGTGGAGAGCTGGGCCGTTATCTGGTTTCTGGCAACCAGGCCCTTCCCCAAGATACCATGCACAGCCCCCACTCAGCACCAGCTCTGGGACATTCTGTGGGCTGAAATCGCCAAATGGTTGAGGTCCAACCCCGTACTGAGCAACGACCTTATCTGGACCCGCGAAAAGGTCTATATGAGGGGCTACCCGGAAGAATGGTTTGCGGTAGCCCGGACCGCCAGCAAGCCCGACGCCCTCCAGGGCTTCCATGCTGACCATGTGCTCTATATCATCGACGAGGCCTCCGGCGTCCGGGATGATATTTTCGAGCCTGTCCTGGGCGCCCTCTCCACCGAGGGGGCCCGCCTGGTTATGTGCGGGAACCCTACTAAAATCACCGGCTTTTTCTATGATAGCCACCACAAGAACCGGGCGCAGTACAGCACCCTCCACATTGATGGCCGGAACAGCAGCCGGGTAGATGAGGAGTTCATCCGAACCATCATTGAGATGTTCGGGGAGGACAGCGACGTTTTTAGGGTCCGCGTGGCCGGGGACTTCCCCAAGGCCCTGCCCGATAGCTTCATAGCTATGGAGTGGGCGGAGAGGGCCAGCGAGGGTGAACCCCCCGCCATTGAGCGTGTCCTGAGAGTGGACATCGGCATTGACGTGGCCCGGTATGGAGATGACAGCAGCGTACTTTCCCCCGTGCTGGATAAAGCCGTTCAGGGTGAGCCTCTGGTTTACCACCACAACGACACCATGGAGCTGGCCGGGAAAGCTGTTCAGGCCATCAAGACCTATGCCAGGGCCCACGAATGGGCCTCTATTTTCGTCAAGGTGGACTGTGACGGCCTGGGTGTGGGGGTATATGACCGCCTGGCAGAGCAGAGGGCTGAAATCGTGGAGGCTGTCGAGGCTGACCGGGCCGCTCGGTATGAGGGCGAGGACCCGGACAAAATCCCCCCTCCGTTTCATCTGGAGGTCCTGGAGTGCCACTTCGGGGGCGAAGGTGGGCGGATTACGGATGATGACCCTATCGAATACCAGAACAGCACCGGGCTCATGTGGGGCGCCGTGCGGGAGGCCCTGAGAACCGGCAGCCTTCACCTCTGGTATAACGACCAGCAGATCAGTCAGCTATCCAACAGGAAGTATTCCGTCAATAGCTCTGGCCGGATTGAGCTGGAGCGCAAGGAGGCCATGAAAAAGCGGGGGCTTTCCTCCCCCGATATGGCCGACGCCCTGGCCCTGGCCCTCCACGACCCCGTCGTGAGCGACTGGAGCCTTGAATTTTGACATCGAGGAGGAAACACCGTGAAGAAGTTGAACGGGTATCTTGTGGGAGGCAAGGGCCTCCCGATGAAGTTCATCCGGGCCGAGAATGTGAAGGACGCCCGCCGGCTGTGGAGAGCCAAGACTAACTCCGGCAAATCCACCGCCCCTGCCGTCTCCCAAGTGACCTGGAGGAAACCCCGCCCCCGGCAGAAGAAGGGGGTCGAGGAGTAAATGGCGTTTTGGGATAGATGGAGGAGGACCCAGGGGACCGCCTCCCGTCCGTATCGGGAGGGTGGCTTTATGGTCCCCCGGTGGTCTACTCCCCCGGAGAGAAACACCGAGGAATGGGTCCAGGCCTTCAAGACCAACCCCCGGCTGGCCGTGGTGGAGCGTATCGCCTCCGACCTCTCCTCTGCCGAGGGAAAGCTATACCGCATTGGGAAGGATGGAGAGGAACAGGAACTTGACGAGCACCCCTTCCTGGAGTTCTGGGACAACCCCAACCCTCTGCACGAAATGAGCAATGCCGCCCTCTGGCGGCTGCTGGAAATCTATCTCGCCCTCAAAGGCGAGGGCTATTTTATCATCGAGAAGGATATGTTCGGGCGGCCTGTGGAGCTGTGGCCCGTTCCTGTGCATTGGGTCCAGATGACCCCTTACCTCGACCACCCCTACTACACCGTCCGGGCTACCTCCGGGACCCTCATGCAGGTGTCCGTGGATGATATGTTCGTGATGAAGGACCTCAACCCCTATGACCCGTTCAGGCGGGGCCTGGGCCAGTCTGAGGCCCTGGCGGATGAGATTGAGACGGACGAGTATGCCGCCAAATTCCAGAAGCGGTTCTTTTTCAACGACGCTACCCCAAACCTGGTCATCTCTATGCCAAAGTCTACCCCTGAACAGCGGCAACGGTTCCGGGCTGAATGGCTGGAGCGGTTCAGAGGCCACTTCAATTCCCACGGCGTTGCCACCGTAAACGGTGAGGTGGTGGTGAATAAAGTCGGGGACACCATGAAGGACATGGACATGGTGAATGGGCGCATTTTCCTCCGGGACGCCGTGCTGGAGCATTTCGGGGTCCCCCGTGAAATTATGGGCATTACTGAGAGCAGCAACAGGGCCACCTCTGAGGCCGCTCAGTATATCTATGCCCAGAATGTCCTTATGCCGAGGCTGAAGCGCCGGGAGGAGGCCATCAACAAGCAGCTCCTCCCGATGTTCGGCCCCGACCTGATATGGCGGTATGAGGACATCGTACCCCGCAACCAGGAGTTCGACAAGGCTGTGGGTCTGGATGGCTGGAACGCTGGTCTGCTTACCAAGGACGAGGCCCGCGAGAAGCTGGGTATGCCCCCGGCACCTGTGGGTGGAGATGTCTACAAGACCACCTTCTCTGACGTGTTCGTCCATGAGGATGACGACCCCGCCGCCCTCTCCGTTGCCGCCGCCAACCTCCAGTATGCAGACGGCGCTCCGCCGCTCCAGGAGAGCGGAAGCGAGGACATAGAGATAACACAAGGGGGCGACCCCATCCAGGGCTCAGGCGTTGACGTAGGGGGCGATACGGCGGTGGAAATTACCGACGGGAAGAAGCGGCCCACACCAGAGGAGAAAAAGGCCTCCCTGGTCCAGGCCGCCCAGCGTGCCCTCCTCCAGGCCGAGCGGGAGGAGAGCCGCCGGTTCGAGATTGCAACGGCGAAGTTCTTCCGGGAGCAGTCCAACCGGATCACCGCCGCCATGGGCGGCACTGAGAAGGCCGAAAGGACCGTGTGGGACATTCTGCTGGATGGTGTCCCCGAGTATGATGTGGACCCGTCCGGGGCCTGGATGAAGCTCGACGAGGCTGAGAGAGCCCAGCGGGTAGACAACTTCGTGCTGGGGCTCATCGACTGGCCCGGAGAGGCTGCTGTCCTGGCTTCCATCTTCGACCCTCTCTGGAAGGAGAGCTACGCCAAGGGCGCAGAGGTAGCGTCCAGGGTGTACGGCCTTCAGGCTATTCAGAGGCCGGAGCTGGTGTCTACCGCCAAGCTGAGGGGCGGCGTCAGGGTGAAGAATATCACGGAAACCACCCAGAAGGAAATCGCCCGTATTGTCTCCTCTGGCCTGGAGCACGGGGACAGCAGGGCCACGATTGCCTCCCAAATCCAAGAGGAGATGCAGACCACCAGCGCACGGGCCCGGACCATTGCCTCCCAGGAGTGCAACAGCAGCCTCCTCACCGGGAGCCATGACATGATGAGAAGGGCCGGGGCTGAGTGGAAAATATGGCACGTCACCAATATGGCCGTGGCCCGTGATAGCCACAAGAGGCTGAACGGGAAGCGGTGCCCCATTGATGGGAAGTTCGAGAACGGGTGCCGCTATCCATGCGACCCTGATTGTGATGACCCTGCAGAGGTGGTCAACTGCCACTGCTTCCTGACTTACGAATGATGGAGGGCAGGCCTATGGAGTTCACTATAGACCAGGCAACGGCTGCTGCTGAGGCGGCCGGCATTGACCTGAAGAAGGAGCGATTTACCGCTGAGGCCCTGGCCGCCGGTATGACGGCGGAGCTGGAGCATGGGGCTGAGAGCCCCGATACTGACATCACCAATAATGACCCCATACTGACGGCGAAACTTGCGGTGGCTCACCTCCGCAAATCGCCGTTTTATTATGCCCCGAAGAAGGGGCTGAAAGCGTGGGAGGCTTCGCTCGGGAAGGGGGTGAAAACCAAGAGCATGAAAACCGAGTACAAGGTCCTTCAATTCAAGGCGGACGAGTACGAGGAAGATACTGGCATTTTCAGCGGCTACGCCGCCGTGTTCGGGAATGTGGACAGCGGCGGCGACATCATAGAGCCCGGAGCCTTCACGAAGACAATCGCCGAAGGCTGGGAGCGGGTCAAAATCCTGGCCCTGCATAACGACTGCTGGCTTCCCATTGGCCGCCCTCTGGAACTGAGGGAGGACAGCAACGGCCTTTACATCAAGGCCAAGGTCAGCGACACCTCGATGGGGCGCGACATCAAGGTGTTGCTGAAGGATGGCGTCCTCAATGAGCTGTCCATCGGGTATGACCCTGTCGTATTCGACTACGACAAGGACAGCGGGGTCCGTCATCTCCGCGAGGTGAAGCTGTGGGAGGTGTCCGTTGTCACCTGGGCTATGAACCCGGAGGCAGTCATCACCGACTACAAGCAGGCTGCTGAAGCCGCCGAGAGAGCCAACGCCATGGCCGCTGAAGCTGCAGCCGACGTAAAAGCCGGCCGCAAAATCAGTGCCGCCAGGATGAAGGCCCTGAAGGAGGCGAGCGCCAGTATGAAGGCCGCCACCAAAGCCCTTGACAGCATCATCCGTGAGGCTGGAGAGGAGAGCACACCCAAGGGGGCCCCGGCCCCCGAAGCCGGTAAGGGAGCGCACCCTGCCGGAGCTACCACCATCGAAATCTTACTTTGACAGGAGGAACACCAGAATGAGCAAGTACATTCCCAAGACCAAGAACTCCCCCGCCCCTGCTGGCCGCAAGTCTGTGAAGATGGAGGCCGACGAGCTGACCGAGAAAATCAAGGCTTGCGTCAAGGAGGCCCTGGAGGAGCAGTCCGAGGCCAAGGCTGAGGGCGAGGAGGGCGACCCCACTGTGGAGGCTGCCCCCACTGATATCTCTGCCCTGATTGAGCAGGCCATGGACGTGGTGGCCCAGAAGCGCAAGGCCCGCAAGGAGGCTGGCGAGGAGCTGGGCGACGTGAGCACTGACGAGGTCCTGGAGGCCGTGGGCGAAATCATGGACGCCCAGGAGGAGGCCAAGGCCGATGACGGCGTAGAGGATGAGGAAGCCAAGGAGGATGAGGGCATGGAGGAGAACGAGGCGAAGGGCCGTAAGGCCGCCACCCGGCCGACCAGCACCAAGTCCGCTCCCTCCCGCAAGTCTGCCCCTGCCCCCGTGCAGCGGAAGTACAGCGGCATCTACATGAGCCGGGGCACCGGGGCTCCTTCCTCCAAGAAGTCTGTGCCCCCCGCTATCCAGCTCGCCCGTGCCATCAAGTGCCTGGACGTGTTTGGCCGCCACGACCCCGATATGGCCTCCTTCTACGCCCGGAAGAAGTACGACGATGCGGAGATGGCCCGCGAGTTCAAGGCCCTGTCTGCCACCAACCCCTCCGGCGGCGGCTACCTTATCCCGGAGGTTTACCTGGATGACATCGTGGAGCTGCTGTACGCCAAGACCGTCATCTTCGAGCTGGGCGCTCAGAAGGTCCCCATGGCAAACGGCAACCTGAACATCCCCAAGATGACCTCCGGGGCCCGTGCTACCTGGGGCGGTGAGGGCCGCAAGATTGCCAAGAGCCAGCCCGCCTTCGGCAACATTAAGCTGTCCGCCAAGCGCCTGGAGGCTATCGTCCCCCAGACCCGCGAGCTGCTGATGTCTACCAACTTCTCTGCCGACCAGATGTTTGCCAACGACCTGACCCGCCGGATGGAGCTGGGCCTGGACTTCGGCGCTATGTTCGGCAAGGGCGGCGAGTTCCAGCCCCTCGGCGTGTTCACCGACAAGGAGGTTGAGCACGTAGACGCCAAGACCCTGGGCAACACCGACCTGTCCTCTGCTGAGGGTGCCATCACCGCCGACTTCCCCGTGTATATCCGCTCCAAGGTCCTGGCCAAGAACGTGGATGACAACAAGCTCGGCTGGGCCTTCAACTCCGTGCTGGAAGGCTACCTCATGAATATGAAAACCACCACCGGCGCCTACATCTACCGGGATGAGATGAACAGCGGCAAGCTGCTGGGCTTCCCCTACCGGGTGTCCAATCAGATCACTACCGACGGCACCGGCCTCACTGAGCTGGCCTTCGGTAACTGGTCCGACCTGCTTGTGGGTGAGCAGCTGGGCCTGGAGACTTACACCACCCTGGACGGCTCCTGGACCGATGAGGACGGCGTTCAGCACAACGCCTTCGAGGAGAACCTGGCGGCCACCCGTGCCCTGATGTACGTTGACATCGCCGCCCGGCACAAGGAGAGCTTCATCCACGTCAAGAACATCAAGGCTTTTTGAGCCTGAGAAACAGGAGGTAAAAGAACCATGAAGCGTGAACTCATTCAGAACGTGAAGGTCACTCCCTATACCAGCGAGGACGCTATTGACCGTGACGGCTTCCTGTCTGCTGTCCTGGGGGTCCTGGTGGGCACTCCCACTGGGTCCCCCACCGGCCTGGCTGTTAAGCTGACCGTGACCGAGTGCGATACCGAGAGCGGGAGCTATACCCCCGCCGCCGATAAGCTCATCCCCGTGGACAAGGCCCTGGACGCTGACGGCTCCATTTCCCTGGATACTGATGCCGCCGGCGGCGCCCTGGTGAACTTCGACCTTGACCTGGTGGGCTGCAAGCAGTTCATCAAGATTAAGGTCGAGGTCGTTTGCACCGGCGGCTCCTCTGCTTCCTGCACCGCCACCGCCGCCCTGGTGCTGGGGGATAAGGCCTACACCCCCGCGTAATGCCGTGTAGAGAAGCGTACAAAGGAGGTTTTCACTATGGCAAGGGTATATGACCCCCCGAAGGCAAAACCGGCTGAGAATAAGCTGGAGCGGCCCGTAAAGGAGCGCAAAGGGACCACCTCCAAGAAAACCGAGAAGGAGCAGAAGGAGGGGGAGGGCGAATAGCCTTCCCCCTCCCCGCTGAAGGGAGGCGAGTTCATGTCCGAGGCAACCGTGGCCCTGGCCCCCAATGCCATGACCACACTGGAGGACACCATGGAGCGGCTAGGCATCTCTGAGGAGGAGGCGGACCAGGCCACCAAAAACAACCTTGTTCGCATCATCAATGCCGCTTCTGCCTGGATTGAGACCATCACCGGGCGGCACTTTGGAAAGGCCACCTATACTGACCGCTACGCTGGCCCCGGCGCTCAGGAGCTTGTCCTTCGGGAGTACCCCATCCGCTCTGTTGAGTATGTGAAGGACACCGTGACCGGGGGGCTTATTGACCCCGGCACCTATGACTTCTCTATGAGTGGCGACATCGGGGTATTGTATCGGGACATGGGCTGGACCTTCCGGGGCTACCCCTACGGGCTGGCAAATGACTACCGGGCCGCCAGCCGCTATCTGGAGGTCAAATTCACCGCCGGTTATGTCCTGCCGAAGGACGCCACAGAGGATGAGCCCTCCGACCTGCCCGCCGACATCATCTCCATTGTCTGGGGTATCGCGGAACAGGAATACTCCATCCTTGTGAACGGGTCCCAGGGGCTTTCCGCCTTCTCTATCTCCGACGTGTCCTGGACCTTCGACAAGGAGCCCAGGGCGTCGTGGATGGAAACCCTCAGCCACTACATGAGGTGGTGAGCCATGAAACTGAGCGACCGCGTGACCCCTGAGCTGCTGCGGATAAAGGGAGAGCTGGAACAGCTCCAGAAGCTCCGTATCAAGGTGGGTATCCAGGGCGACGCTGACAGCGAGATACTGACTATCGCCCGTGTCCATGAGTATGGGGCCGTCATCCATGCAAAGCAGGCCAAAAATCTGTGTATCCCAATCAGCCAAGAGAGCTACGACAAGAGCCCCAGGGACTTCCCGGACCTGTTCTTTATCAGGTCCAAAAATGGGTATCTGCTGGGGGTGACCGCCAAGAAGCCCCGCAAGCGGAGAAAGAAGGGAGAGGAAGGCCAATCCGATGACCTCAATCTCCTGTTTCTGCTTCTGCCTTCCGTGACCATCCCGGAACGGTCCTTCATCCGCGCTGGGTATGATGCCAACCGCAACCGCCTGGCTGAGGTGTGCCGGGAGGCGGTCTCGGATATTGTCCGGGGAAAGAAGGACGCCCGAACCGCCGCCGAATGGATAGGAGGAAAGGCCGTGGATTTTATCCACGAGTTCATGTCTGATGCGTCGAACTTTGAGCCAAAGGGCCGTATCCAGAAGGAGCGGGCCCCAAGCTGGGCCAACAGCCCCCTGGTGGTTACCAAAAGGCTGTTCAATTCTGTCACCTGGAAGGTGGAGGAGGGCGACTAAATGAGTGCGTTCAAAATGGCGCAGCCTGTTATCCCCCGCGGGCTGCTGCACACCATGTACGACCTGAAGGCTGGGAGCAAGTTCGACCAGTCTAAGGGCGGCCAGTATATCCCCGGGGAAGCTACTGAGCGGACCCCCTTCCAGGGGGCCGTGCTGCCGGTCAGCGATAAGGACCTGGTGAGGGAAATCACCGGCACCGTCTCTGACCACAGCGAGAAGATTTACACCAACGGCTATGCGCTGAGGGTCGGGGCCCAGGTCTTTGACCCTCAAACTCAGATCACCTACACCGTCACCCAGGAGCTGGGCCACAACAGTATCCACCCCATGAAGCGGTATCTGGTGGAAGCCAGAGGGGAGGCGGCCACGAAATGAGGTCCTATATCGAGAAGCGCAATGCGCTTATCCTGGCCCTGAGCAATTTCGTCGGCTGCCCTGTCCTGATGGCCTCCCAGGTGGAGCCGGAGATGGAGCCGCCGTTCATCGTGTACTCCATCACCTCTGACTACACCCCCGACAATGGGCTGGGCAACTACTCTCTGGAGGACGGGAGTACGGAAGGAACAGCGGTGGAGGTCCGGGAGGAGCAGCCGACCACCACCATGTCGTTTACTGCTTGCAGCATCAACCGAGTTGAGGAGAAAGACGGCGAACAGGTGCCTATCCTGGGCGCTGACGAGGCCCTGGAGCTGGCTACGCTGGCCCAGGGCTTCTTCCTTCATGGTGGGCGTTACGCCATTCAGAAGGCTGGTTTCGTGGTGGTGGACGTGACCAACGCCACCAGCAGGGACGCCCTGGAGCTGGACGAGATGGGCCGTCGGTTTGGCTTCGATGTCCGGCTGAGGTACACGCGCACCGACCTTGCCGAGGTTGATACTGTCACCAATGTAATTACCAAACAGAAGGAGTGATAACGAATGCCGAATGATGTCATTGTTGTTGTCAACATCGACGCCCGGCCCACCGGCACCGAGAACCTGGACATTCTGCTTCTCTCCACCGAGGGAGAGAAGGCCATCGACACTTACCGGGACCTGGAGGTCATCCAGACCACCTTCACTGGAAAAAAGGTCGCGGCAATGGCTGAGAAGCTGTTCAACCAGGGGGACACTACCCTGGCCGATACCCTTATCCGAAAGGTGAAAATCGCCGGTATCGAGGCCCCTACTGGGACCGGCGAAAGCGAAAAGGCCACCGCTCTGGTCCAGGCCATCGAAACCCTCCGGCAGACCGACGATGACTGGTATATCCTGCTCACCGACCAGACCGGGGCCGAGGCGGTGGAGGCCCTGTGCGCCTGGGCTGAGGGCACCGAGCCCACCGAGGCGGAGCTGGGGGCCGGCGAGGAGGACCACCGCAAGCTCTACTTTGGGCAGACCTCTAACAAGGAGCTAGCCCTGACCAATGCCCGGAGCATTGTCATCTATACCGATGACCCCACCGAATATGCCGACGCCGCCTATGTGGGCAACGTGGGCCCCTTCTACCCTGAGAGCGTGACGTGGAAGTTCAAGCGGCCCCAGGGCATTGCTGTCCCCGACCTGACCAAGGCGGAGCGGGACGCCCTGGAGGAGGCCAACGTCAACTTCCTCACCGTGGAATACAAGCGGGAGTATGTGAAGAACGGGACCTGCCTCAATGGTGAGTTCATCGACGTTCAGATGGGCGCTGACTATATCGCCAAGACCATGCGGGAGAACCTGTACGACATCTTCCTGGAGAACGCCAAAATCGGCTACACCGACGAGGGCTTTGCCATCATTGCCGATGGTGTTTTCCAGGCCCTCAACCGGGCTGTGGACCTGGGCATCATTGCCCTGGATACTGAAAGCGGCCAGGGGGTCTACACCGTCACCGTTCCCAAGCGGTCTGAGGCCACCGATGAGCAGGCCCGAAACCGTCAGATGCCGGACATCACCTGGGAGGCCCAGCTTGAAGGTGCCGTTCATGGTGTGAAGGTCAAGGGGACCCTGCGGGCCACCCTGAGCGCGTAAGAAGGGAGGAAAATCCATGTCTATCGAGGTCCAGAGCTATGACCCCAAAAAGGTAAACGTCATCGTCGCTGGCCGGGCCATTACTGGCTTCGCCTCTGATGGTGTCGTGACCCTGAGCAAGAACGAGGACAGCGTGACCCCCTCCGTGGGGGCCAAGGGCGACGTTGCCTATTCTGAGAACGCCAATGAGAGCGGGACTATCGCCCTCACCCTCATGTCTACCTCCTCCAGCCTCCCTTATCTCCGGGAGCTGGAGGCAAAGCGGCGCCTCATCACGGTATCCGTGCAGGACGCCAATGATGCGGACAGCTTCGCCATGAGTGCGGATAACTGCCGCATTCTGAAGATGCCCGACGCGGCCCGCCAGAAGGAGCAGAGCACCGTCACCATCAACATCTATGTGCCTTCCATGGTGCTGAGATGACCCGGCGGCGGTGAGCTGCAAGGACTATGAGCAAGAAATGGCTGGAGAGGCCAAAGTCGCTGAGTGAAAGGAGCTATCGAAAGTATATGGCAAAGCAGAAGAAGGTCACCGTAAACGGCCAGGAGTTCACCCTTCAGAGTGTGTCCCCCACCTGGTATTTCCAGACCAACGACGAGTGCGGGATGACCGGCGGCAAGAAGGACACCACCAAGTATCTGGATACCATGTTCAAGAACGTGGTCATTGCCCCTGCTGAGGTGAAAACCGACGGCATGGGCTACTTCGACGCCCGGGAGGACGTAAAGACCCCGGAGAAGCTGATCGCCGCCATCGAGAAGTTTCTTCGAGAGTGAGTATTCACTGGAAGCGGCCCACCGGCGGGCCGTCCGCAATAAGGCATTCTGGATGATGGTCTACGGTGGCAATGGCCTGTCCTATCAGGAACTCCGCGAAATGGACATGGCCGACTACCGGGAGGCTGTCGAGGCCAGGATACTCTACAACACAGAATGGACCAAAAAGAGGGGTGGGGCCACATGAGCCTCCCCCTCTTTTTGCGTGTAAGGAGGTGAGGAAAAAATGGCGGACAGTAGAGAGATGACCTTCGGGCTCGACTTCGGCCTGAAGGACGCTATTGACCAGCTTGAGGATATTGTCACCCGTCTGGAGCAGGCCGTGGACAGCGCCAGAGACGCTGAAGAAGCAGGGCGCGATATGGGAGCCGGTATCCAGGCCGGGGCTGACACCGGGGCCGCAGGGCTTCGGAATATGCGGGATGAAGCCGAGGACGCCGGGGACAGCCTGGATAATATCGGAACCAACTTCCGGGCCATGGGCCGGGAGGCTGACAGCTTCGGGTCCGCCGTCGCCAAATCTATGGGGACCGCCGCAAAGGAAAGTGGCAGCGCCTCCAAAACCATACGCGCTGGCTTTGATGGAGCCATTGGCTACACGGAAAAGAAAATCTCCGGCTTCACCGGGAAGGTGCAAAAGGGTGTCAAGGGCATTGGGACCGCCTTCACTCACCCGATAGCCACCATCAAGGGGAAGTTCCTGGGGGCCGTGGAGGAGGCCGCCAACAGGCTCAATGGCCTGGGGGATGATGCAGACGATGCCCGAAGGGACCTCGACGATATGGGGGACGAGGGCGAGAAGGCTGGCGGAGAGGTCAAGGAGGCCATCAAGG